GAAGTCGCGCAGATTTGATGATTTTGGACGACATAGAGGTACCTGGAAACTCCATGACGGAGTTAATGCGTGAAAAATTACTTCAACTCTGCACGGAAGCAGAGTCAATTCTTACCCCCAAAGGTGATAGCCGTATTATGTATCTCGGGACTCCTCAGACTACTTTTACTGTTTATCGTAAGCTGGCAGAGCGTAATTACCGTCCGTTCGTTTGGCCCGCAAGATACCCAAGAAAGGACAAACTTAGTCAATATGAAGGACTCCTTGCACCTGAAATAGTCGAAGATATTGAACAAGGTGTTGAAGAATGGGGATGTACAGATCCTGATAGATTTGATGATAACGACCTAATAGAACGTGAAGCATCTATGGGTCGTTCTAACTATATGCTTCAATTCCAACTAGACACAAGTTTATCCGATGCAGAAAAATTCCCCCTTAAAATGGCTGACCTGGTTGTTACCAGTGTCAACCCTACTAATGCTCCCGATAATGTCATATGGTGCTCAGACCCCTCAAACGTCATCAAAGATGCACCAACAGTTGGACTCCCAGGAGACTATTTTTATTCTCCTATGCAACTCATCGGAGAATGGACTCCTTATGATGAAACCATTTGCTCCGTGGACCCCTCTGGAAGGGGTACAGATGAGACTGCAGCAGCCTTCATTTCACAAAAGAATGGATTCCTATATCTTCATGAAATGCGAGCCTATAGAGACGGATATAGCGACACCACCCTCCTCGATATCCTTAGAGGATGTAGAAAATATGGAGTTACAAAACTCGTTATCGAAACTAACTTTGGAGATGGAATCGTTGCAGAACTATTTAAAAAGCATCTTCAACAAACTACACAAGCAATCGACATTGAAGAAGTAAGAGCTAATGTTCGTAAAGAAGATCGCATCATTGATGCATTGGAGCCTATTCTTAACCAACATCGCCTTATATGTGATAGGAAGGTTATTGATTGGGATTATAACTCTAATAAACAGGAAGCTCCTGAACTTCGTCTTCTCTATATGCTTTTCTATCAAATGTCCCGTATGTGTAGAGAAAAAGGTGCAGTTAAACATGATGATAGACTCGATGCACTCGCTCAAGGAGTAAAATACTTTACAGATGCTATGTCTATCTCTGCTCATGAAGCTATTAAATCTCGTAAACGTGATGAGTGGAACTCTATCTTACAAGACTTCCTTGATTCCCCCTCTAAATCAGCTAATCATGTTGTCCTTGGTATGAATAAAGAACAAAGAGATAAAGCTAATGGCTTAGATCCTGAAAACTCAGTCCATACCTGGATTTAGACCGAGTACGCACGTATACAGGGGAAGGGAAGGGTGGACCCAGCCCCTCGAGGAGGGATCTCACGACCCTCCTCCTACTTATTACTGATATCATCATTTGATATCCCTTAATTACTACCCATGACTACTCAAAACCCCCCTAAACAAATTAAACAGCGTTATTATTACATTTTCTGGTCTATAGCTACATTAGCAGTAGTGGCAGGTCAAATATATGTAGCCTCTGCTTACCATTCCCTAGCTTCTGCTCTTAAACTTTCTCTTAACTTATGAATTCTCAAAAGCTTCTTAAAATTTACATGAAAGCACAAGAATGTACCTCTCATAAAAAAGCTAAGAAGCTTATTAGAAAATATGATAAGAAATATAAACGTATATCTCTCTTAAATGACCATTAAATTTTAACATAAATTTTTGAAGCCTATTATCGTCACAACCTGGACGCCATTCCCCCCAATAGGGTCAAGTTTTTACTATATTTAACAAGTTTTTTCTATTTTAATCAGTATTTTTCTGTATTATTCAGTAATAACTATTAGAAATTAAATATTTTTCATTTTAATTTGTTGCCATCTGTAGCGCGACAATGTGATAAAAAGAATAGAGAAGGGAGGTAGCAGTATGGTACAGTGAAGTGCTGTATTCTCAAGAGAATCATGTGAGAATGAAGACAAAGCATTGTATAGTTAGGAAAGGATTGCTATAATGAATATGTAAGAAAGAAAAACTTGTAAGTCCATTGGCAATTGTGAAGTAATTTCTTACTTGAATAGAATAGGTTAGTTAAATAATTAGCTTATTCTATTCTACTATCAAACTGATTGAGTTTATTTATTATGAATTTATTTAATTCTGCTTATAACTTTGATGAATCAGAATATTGCCAGTCAGTATTAGATGCTTCATCTATTGATAACAAAAGATATGTATTATCAGATGTAAATGTAATTAAATTATTACATGATCATGGTGCTGATGTACAAGAATGGAAAGAGGATTGTAAAAACTATAATGATCCAACTGAAATTCTAATGTGGTTAGGTTATTAATACCTAGCCATTTCTATTTAATTGTTAATTATAATTAGTTAATGATTATGATTAATTGTTAATTGTTATTATTCACAGTCAAGAATCATGAGTCTCAGATAAGATGTGTGGGTTTACGAACAAACTATAGCCTGGACTCCTGGACTGATGTATAATAAAGAAGTACAAGACAAGGACACTTATGAGAAATGCAAGGAAAGAGATTCTATCAACCTATGACATGGATGATCTCAAAGAGATTGCTGATCATGGTTGTGGATCTGGTTTGTGCAGCCAACACATATATTATGGTGACACCATCGAGTTCTTTAACAAGTATTCAGATGAAATCTCCGACCACTTGGCTGATAACTATGGAACTGAGTTCTTAGTTAATCTATTCGAGAAGAACCTTGGACGCTTAGATTATTATAAGAATGATGCAACATGGGCATTCATTGAATCAGTAGCCTTTGAGGTCACTGAGGACGCCTTAGAAGCTGTTTAAGCTTCTTGATCCTATAGTATAACGGTTAGTACGCTAGCTTGTCACGCTAGTAATCCGAGTTCAATTCTCGGTGGGATCGTTGATACTCAATGAGAGTATCTTATTAAACCAATGATCTTTTTAGGATTATTACCAATTGTTATTACTTATTTAGTTATTGAATATGTATAACAAACTCAATCGTTATGATTTATTATCCAAGGAATTGGATTTATTAAAACAACAAGGACGTTATGAAGTACTCACTAAAGATCAACAAAACAGACTTATTAAAAGTCGCCAATGAACAGCATGAACAGATGCAAGTACTAGTTTATTTAACTGTATTGTTATTTACATTTGCTGTATTATTTTGATTCTCTTTCACTGCCTTATTTGGCAGTCTAAGGGATTCACTATCCCGAGTTGTAAATCATGAAGCTTATGGCAATTCATGCATATTATTTATTAGCTGATCCTGAGCCATGGGATGATAACTATGATCTCAGTGAAACAGCCTTTGACTTAGAACTATCTAATCACTTAGACTGTATTGATTACATGTTTTTAAATGATGAGGTAGATGATAAACCTTACATTGCTTATTAACAATGAAGACTGAATTAATTAAAGCACTATTAGCACATGCTCATGGGGAAATTTCGTATCACAAAGCAAACGTTAATGTATATCTCAATAGCTCTGTTGGCATTGGTGAACATTCTGATGTTATGGGAGCTATCACAAGTGAGCTAGAACGTATTGCTTATTATGAAGATCAAGTACAAGTTATCGAGAAACATTTCAAATAATGAGAGTACCGAATTGGCAAAAGCATTCAAAGAAGTTACCAAAGGTAAAGAAAAGACCTCAGAAGTTGCGGCAAGCTAAAAAACGTACTAAACTATTTATTAAATCACTCTATTCACAGTCAAATGTTTAAGTATTTAGTTACCTTAGAATCTGGTCGTGAATTCTTTATAGAAGCCACGGACGATATTGATGCTATGTATGCTGCTGATAATGAAGCACGCTTACATGATGATTATTTAGTAGATGTGGAGCCAGTTTATGTCTAAAAGAAAGTATTTCCCAAACAATTGGGCAAAGATCAAGGACGTACCAGAAGATTTATTTGAATCATTACCTTTTGAACAGTTCTATGAATGGCGTGTAGTTGCGTGGGAATTACCTTCCTCTATTGACTGCATTATTCGAGAAGAGAATGAAAAGACTGGTAAGATTACAGAACATGTTTATGAACGTCAATCTGCTGCTAAGAAGCGGGTTAAGAAAATCATGGATAAGGCAGAGAGTAATTTCTTGCTAGTATCTCATGAATCTATACACCATTTATATCCAAAAGAGGTAGGAGAACCTTATGAAGAAGATGAATTCGACTATGAGATCGACGAATGATGTTTACACATATTATAAACAGGCACTAGATTTATTAAATGAAGATCACCCTAATTATAATGAAATAAGTAAACTACTACGTGAGCAAGTTAATGACGAACTTAACACCATCTATAACTCAAATTGATGAACAAGTTGCGTTAGAAAGAGAAGCGATTAGTCAAGGACTTAAACGCTTACAAGATCAAACTATTAAATTAGAGAATCAATCTTATGCTTCAGCATCTATTTATGGTATAAGTAGTATAGATACTTTATTACCTTTACTTATTAAACGTATAGATGCTACTAATAAGAAGATACATGAAGGGCATTATGGTCATGCATTTAAAGATATTCATATCTATCTAAATCGTATTGATTCACAGTCAGCAGCAGCAATCGCCTGTAAACTTACATTTGATAAAGTGTTTGGATACAAGGACGGAAGTAATGTAGCAGTTAATGTATGTGAAACAATAGGTCATGGTATAGAAGATGAGTGTCAAATGAGACATTATTTAGAGTACGCTCCTGGATTGTTAGTTAAACTTAAAGAGAATTACTGGCACAAAGCATGTGGTACTCAACAAAAGTTAACGATTATAAGGACGTTAATGAATAGATATAATGTCAAACAATGGACACCATGGGAAAGATCTATTCGTGTTAAGTTAGGTGCATGGTTATTAGATTGCATCATGGACTCAAGCGGATGGTTCCATAAACAAACACTTAGACAAGGGCGTAAGACCGTAGTCTATGTTGTGCCTACTCCCGAGTTTATGGATATCAAGGATGAGGTCATGGCTAATGCTGAGTTATTTAGCCCTTTAGCGTGGCCTATGTTAGTACCTCCAAAAGATTGGACAAATGAGACACCTGGCGGTTACTTATTAAATGAGGTAATGCATGGTCATGACTTAGTTCGCAGGGGCGAGCACGCACGTATACAGGGAGAAAAACCACTAGCCTTTTTGAATAAAATTCAGAGGGTAGCTTATAAGTTAAATCCATTCACTGTTACTGTAGCAGAAACGCTTCAGAATAAAGGTATAAGTGTGGGTAAATTTCTTCCAATTATTCATTATGATCTGCCACCTAAGCCACCTGATATTGCAGAAAATAAGGACTCTAGGAAAGCGTATCGTAGAGCCGCTGCAGAGGTAATGAATAAGAGAGCTGCAGAGTTCAAGAGATCCTGCCGCACACGCATGACAATGGAAGCTGTTGCCAGGTTTAAAGGGCGCATATATTGGATACCATGGTCTTTCGATTATAGAGGAAGAGCATACCCTATTCCAGCATTTCTTACACCTCAAGATACTGATTTCGGTAAAGCATTACTTAACTTTGCTGAAGAAACATATATTACAGATAAGGGATGTGAGTGGTTAGCATTTCAATGTGCTACTACTTATGGGTTAGATAAAGCCACTATGGAAGAAAGATTAGAGTGGGTATCTAATAATATACCGTTGATTACCAGAGTAGCTAAGGATCCTATTGATAACCTTGGTGACTGGGAGGCAGCGGACGAACCCTGGCAGTTTCTTGCAAGTTGTGAAGAATACTACTCAGTTGTTATTGAGAAGAGTAGACTTACAACATCCCTGCCTGTAGCTACAGACGCTACATGTAGTGGTCTTCAGATTCTAGCTGGATTAGCTAGAGACCGTAGTACAGCACAACTCGTCAATGTGTTGCCTTCTGACAGACCACAGGACGCATATAAGGTGGTAGCTGAGGCTGCTAAACCTAATATACCTAAACATTTACATAATGTATGGAGTAGAAAGGCAGTCAAAAGAACCGTCATGACTATACCATACAATGCTAAACCTTATTCAAACCGTTCTTACATAAGGGATGCTTTGAAAGAGAAGGGTATAGAAATAAATAAAGATGATCTAACTATCACTGTATCTGCTGTTAGAGATGCTATGCATGAAGTTGTGCCTGGCCCAATGGCAGTAATGAAGTGGATCGAAGATGAAGTATCTAAGGCTATAAGAAGAGGAGCTAGAGAATTAGAATGGGTAACACCTTCTGGTTTTGTAGTCAATCAAACTATAATGAAGCGTAAGATATCTAGATTACAACTACAATTATTAGGTCGTTGTGATATATCCTTAGCTAAAAATAGTAACGAAGTAGATTTAAACAGACATAAAGCTGCTACAGCACCCAATCTAATTCACAGTCTAGATGCGAGTCTATTGCATCTTAGTATACAAGAGTTTAATAAACCTATAGCTTTAATACATGATAGCGTTTTGTGTAGATGTGTAGACATGGACGAACTTTCCACTATAATAAGGGAAACGTACATGCATCTATTTGCTGAACGTGACTATTTAAATGACTTTGCTTCTCAGATAGGAGCAGAGACAGAACCGCCGATCATTGGTGATCTACAACCAGAGACGGTGATTAACTCAACTTATTTCTTTTGTTAAAATGTACACATTATTTGATAGTTTCTTTGCACCTCCTACAATAGTAGTTGTGTCCGAAGAAAGACTGAAAGCTGCTGAACTTAAGCAGAAAGAGAAGCAATTATTAGAGATTAAAGTAAGAATAGAACAGCTTCAAGAATTTGAATCTAAGTTATCTGCAGAAGTTAAAGCTTTAACACCTACAGAAGCTACAGATAAATCACTGGAGCCTGTTAACGATGTCTAATAAGAACGTACATGTAACTGATGAAGTAAAATTAGAAGGCTTTCAAGCTATATTAGAACCTGGTAAATTTGGTTATTCTTTATCAGCTGTTGTTGATAATAGTATAGTTGATAAGCTTGAAACTGAAAGAGGCGAAGTTCTTAAGTGGGCTGAGTCTAAGTTAAAGAATCCTAAGAGGGCTACGTTAAAGCCCACACCATGGGAAGAAGTGGCAGAGGGTAAGTATAAACTTAAGTTCTCTTGGGGTGAAGATAGAAAACCACCTGTAGTTGATACAGAAGGTACACCTTTAACAGATACAAAGATACCATTATATGGAGGATCTACAGTTAAGCTTGGTTTCTTTCAAAAGCCATATATTCTTAAAGATGGTGTTACCTATGGAAGTTCTCTCAAGTTGGTTGGTGTACAAGTTGTCTCACTAAGTTCTGAAGCTGGTGTTTCTACTGATTCATTATCTACTGAACAAGTAGTTGATTTATTTGGTGAAACAAAAGGGTTTAAGGCAGGTGATGTTCCTCCCGTAACAGAAACCAATGACGAAGAAGACTTCTAAAGAAGATCATCTTGAGTGGGCTAAGGAAGCCTATAACAAGTTAAAAAATAAACATAACCAACCTGCTAAACCTACTAGATTTAGGTCAAAACTCGAGGAGAGGGTAGCTACTCTCCTCATGACTCTCGGAGTATCTTATGAATACGAATCACACAAGTTGGCTTATACCATCCAGCATAATTATACTCCTGATTTTAGTTTGCCAAACCATGTTTATCTTGAAGCAAAGGGATACTGGTCCGCAGATGACAGAAGGAAGATACTTGCAGTTAAGAGGGACAATCCTTCAATAGACTTAAGGATGGTCTTCCAATCACCTTATAATAAGATATCTAAGCAGTCAAAAACTACTTATGCTCAATGGTGTGATAAACACGAAATACCTTGGGCAGCATTTCACGATATTCCACTAGAATGGCTGATTTAATCAGTGAGTTTGTGGCACATGAACCATGCGATAATTGTGGCTCATCAGATGCTAATTCAGTTTATACTGATGGTCACAAATATTGCTTTGTCTGCCATACTTACACACCTGCAGAAGGTATAAATCTAATTCACAGTCAACAAATGAAAACTGATGTTAACTTTAAAGGAGAACCAGAAACCCTTAGAAGAAGAAATATCTCTGAGAAAACTTGCAGATTCTTCAGGATTTACAGAGACGGAAATACTCTACGCTTTCC